GGTTTTCCCCTGCAGTCTTTTGGATCTCGCTCACTTTTGTGAGTTTGATATTTCGAGTTAGGTCATAAATTTGCCGACCTCGGCTTTGTTAATTGTTTAACAATTGTACTAGTTAGTACTAAGTAAGTTAGGAACACGACTGAGCTATTTTCGTCCCAGTACAACCGAACATGAAAACTAATGAATCAGTGTTTCATACAATTAAGACTTGGAATATAAGTATCTCGCTGTCTAGATCTGTCCAGCCAGCCTTTCATCGCTCTCCTGAAAGGGAAACTTGGAGAGCATGTGGGGCTTGTCCCCACAAAAACCCCCCCCCCCCAATTGTTTGGTCATGTCTTTGACATGATCAGAAAGAGTTGCTCCACACTTCCATGCAGCTCGTAAACAGACTTTGTCTCTTTAGGCGTTTTATCTAACGTAAATAGATTACGATATATTAAAGTGTGTAACTTTCTTTTAGCATATAAATGCTGACTGAGGTTAACGCAGGTTTCAAGATTTTCCTTGTATCCCCAATTTAATTATTATGCGCGAAGGTTCGTATCCCAAATAACAGATTTTTCGGGAGTTTATCGGCTTAGCAATATTAATTACTTTGGGCTCTATTGCTGTGTTGCAGCAGTTTTAGATGTACCAATACTTCACTTATTTGCTTAAAAGTAAGTGAATCGCACTTTGGTTATATATCACCCACCCTCCCCAGGATTAATTTCCTTCTCCTGATCATATTTCCCCGAAATATGGTTAAACAAACCCCCCCCCAATACCATTGGGGCTTTTAGCCACAATGACAAGCACAACTAACGATCTTAATCAATCTGTGCACCTGCAACAAACCCCTGAAGAAATGAGATCTGGTCCTTATGGATCAGAATTCATTGGAGGTCCGACTAGTTTTCGAACTTCCTTTGAATCCGCGTGTGGAGCGGAACTAAGTGCTCAAATTAAAGCATTGAGAGATAAAATTAAAAGTTCTGGTTTGGGCCTTAGCTCGAACTTTGACTTTGAACTTATTATTTCCAATGTTGAGGGATTATTGCTCTTTATCGAAGATGTAAGAGCTGATCCCACATTTCAGCACTGTTTACTGGCGAGTGCTCGTTTCGTCAAAGGAGTGTCTGGGAAGTCTTTGACTTCTTTAGCCACTCAATTAACTAATTTACTGTTCACAGGTTTTGAAGTTCAGTCTGATAGTGTTAGCTATTTGGATGCTTTCATGTCATTCGTGAAAGATTCTGAAAGTTTTACTTCTTCTGATTTTGTCAAACGAACACGTAAATTTTTATCTATCACTATCTCATACGTTTTGGTCAATAGTTTTGGCTATGATCTTGAAGATGATTTAGTGCAACGTAGATTTTCTCTACTTGTGAACAAGGTTGAAAAAGTTGAG